TTAGAAATAGTTTATTTATAAAAGAAGCACCAAAAAAGAAGGTTAAGAAAGATGATACAACTTATTAGGTCAAATACACAACTAGCCGCACAACCAACGTATATAGGAAATATAGACCTTTCCACGATTGGTGCACCATTAGTGCAGTTTACAAGTCAGCAAACAGGAAATAGCACAACTTGTATTGCCGCTAGTTATGGGGAAACAGACAGGTATTCAAAATTATCTTTTACAGTAGCGATTACTGAACCGACTGATTTTTTTAGAACACTTGGCGTAATTTATCTTGGGTTTGAAGATAGACCTATGGGGTTTTATGATGCTACTGTTTATGACAACAATGCGTCTACTTCAAATTTAGACCCTACAGGTTTAACAATAATATGGAAAGGGCTTATGAATTTAACAGCAGAACAGACAGGTGCAACTAAATATCCTGCTGTGGAATATACAGAATATGTAGAAAATGATAGTGATGTTGAAGCAGTTTATATAACATTTTAGAAGATGCTACAATTAAAAATAAGAAATTATAATTCAGGGCTTGTATATAATAATCTGCTTTATATAGACCTTTACGATAAATGGATAACGTCTGACCCTGATACTAGATGGCTACTAGGTGAATTAACAAGTCAATTCACAGATAAAACAGTATTTTGGACTCCAACAGGAGATTGGACGTATCAAGATAGATATGTTGAATTATTAATTACCACAACAAGGGGTCTACCAGCAGCATCGTCAACAGTAATTGAACTTGGTACAACTGAACTTCCTTTAGGGTTTTATGATATTACTATTTATCAAAATAGCGACGGAAGTAACCTAGACCCAACAGGGCTTAATGTTCTTTATAAAGGTGTAGCTAATTTAACACAAGACTTTGCACTAGGTGGTACTGAGCCTGTAGTATACACAGAATACACAACTAACGATGCAGACACAGAAAGCATTTATATAACTAACACAGCAGTTTGATTATGAATTTAAACCTAGTAACCTTATCACATTATAATATTCCACATTTAGTGGAAAAAACTAACCAAGATTGGATAAGTTTTGGTGAAGACAATCTATATCCTAATTATCTATTAGAACTATTTTTAGGAAGTGCTATAAATGGTGCTTTAATTAAGTCTATAGGCGCTATGATCTATGGAGAAGGCTTAGGTGCTACTGATGCTGATTTAAACGATAGCACTAAAGAAAGTTTTTTAAGGCTTAACGAACTTCTGCATAATTCAGATGATGATGTTCTGAAAGATTTGGCAATGGACTTAAAACTATTCGGTGGTTGTTATGTCAATATAATATGGTCAAGAGATAGAAGCAAAATTGCTAAGATAAAACATATAGGTGCACAGTATATTAGAAGTGGTAAAATGATAGATGGCGAAGTTGATACTTATTACTATAGTGCTGATTGGTCTAAATGGCGAAAAGGTGAATATAGACCTAGACCTTATAGGGCATTTTCTACAGAAGACAGAAGCAGTGCTAGTCAAATTCTAATGATTAGAGATAAGAACCCTGCTTTATTCTATGGATTTTGCCCTGATTATATAGCGGCAACTGACTACGTACAGCTAGACTTAGAAATAGCACAGTTTCATCTGTCTAATATCACTTCAGGTATGACGCCCTCAATGGCGATTAACTTTGCAAATGGTGTGCCGACAGACGAAGAAAGAAAAACAATAGAAAGACAAATCAATGCTAAATTTGCAGGTAGTGGCAACGCAGGAAAAATACTTTTGACATTTAATGATGGAAAAGAAACAGCACCAGAAATAGTACCTATACAAACTAATGATGCAGCAGAAAGCTATCAATTTTTATCTAAGGAAGTAGTTAATAAAGTCCTGTCTGGGCATAGAGTAACATCACCGCTATTATTTGGAATACGTGCAGAAGGTGGTGGTCTAGGTTCTAATGCTGATGAACTGCGTGATGCTTTTTCATTGTTTCAAAATTCTGTGGTTTTACCCTTCCAAAATATACTACTGAAAGGTTTAGATAAGATATTTAAAGTAAATGATATTTACTTAGACCTATATTTTAAAACTTTAAAACCTGCTGATTTTATTAACCTTGAAGTAACAGAAACACAATCAGAAGAAGAACAAGAAAAAGAAGGCGTTACAAAAGAAGATGATTTTGTTGAAATGTCAGATGATGAATTTGATATAATACTTGAAGATTTAGAAGGCGAAAAAATAGATGGTGAAGATTGGGAAGTAGTAGATGAAAGAGAACAAGGCGATGAAGAACCATACGAAGATTGGGCTAAAAGATTAATAGAAAAAAGAAAAGATTTTGCAGTAGATGAAATTAGAAGCAATGAAGATAGATTTAGTTATTTAGACAAGTCTTATTATAGGGTAAGATTTAAGTATTTTAAAAAGAGCAGAAAGCCAAGTAAAAGTTCTAGGACATTTTGTAAAAATATGATGCGACTAGCACAGGGTGGTTTTGTATATAGAATAGAAGACATAGACAAAGCAAGTGATGCAGGTGTTAATAGAAGATTAGGACACAAAGGGAGAAAATACGATTTGTTTAAATTCAAAGGTGGTGTATACTGTAGACACGCTTGGAAGGAAATACTATATAGATTAAAAGAGGGAACAGAATTAAAAGATGCAGAAAGTTTAGATGATGATTATAACAAGGTCAAAAGCATACCAAAAAGATATGTTAGAACACCTAAAGGAATTAAAGAAAGTAAAATAGCACCTGTTAATATGCCCAATCAAGGGCACTATCCTGGTGTAAAATAAAATAGAATTATGGCTATACAGCACACATTATATATTTCAGCAACAAGATTAAAAAGAGATACTGCACTAGGTGGTTCAGTAGATGACAATCTAATTATGCCCTACATATTACTTGCTCAAGATATGTACATACTACCAATATTAGGAACTGATTTAGATGCTAAATTAAAATCAGAAATTCAAGCAAGTACACTAACAGGTGATTATAAGACTTTAATGGAAGATTATATACAGAAAAGTTTGGTACAATTTGCATTCGCAGAACTTGTACCTTTTATGAGATTAAGATTTGTCAATAATGCAGTCGTAGTTATGGGTTCAACGGATCAGTCTGCTAGTGCTAGTTATGATGACTTAAAACCTGTAATGGATAGAGCAAAAGATGCAGCTGAATTTTACAGACAAAGAACAATAGACTATTTAAGAGATAAAGGTTCGGCTTCATTTCCTGAATATAGTAGCAATACAGATGCAGGTGAATTATCACCTACTGTAAACAATTATTTTGCAGGGCTTAATTTAGATGTTAATGTACCAAGAAGTGGTAAATTAAAAAGTTTTTTACAAGGTGCAAATATCACTATTTATGGGTGTTAAAGAGAGAAGAACATACCCAAGTAGTTTAGCGAATTTTAAAAGATTAAAAAATTATATTAAAAAATTAACTAATGGCAGGACAACGATTAACAGACAAAGGCACGTTCGGAACAACACCGATTGATTGGGCGGATTTATTAATGGGCGTGGATATTAGCGACACCACAGGTTCAGCAGATGGAACTTCTAAATCATTAAAAGCACAAAGACTAATAACTACTGTAACTTCATCTTTAGATAATGCCGCAGTTCAAGCTTTAAATGTAACACCACTAGACTTATTCAATCCGGGTACAGGTTTTATAGTAATACCGATTACAGTTACTATTGTTACAACTTATGCCCTGGCAACAGAAAGTTCTAACAATGATTTATTAATAGGATATGATTCTTCACAAGATTTAGCATATTGGGATATAGCAAGTCGGTTTATGGGTGGTACTTCTACTTCAAGTTCTTTTGTTTTTAGTGGTGGTGTTCCCTCAACAAGAGGTGTTAATTCTGCTACTATTGAAAGTCTACCTTTAAAGATGTGGTCTAATGCTGCTTTTAATGGTGGGTGGACTTGTAAAGTTTATGCTACTGTTAGCGTATTTCCTGCAATATAAAAATTGAAAACAACAATATAAATACTAATATGCGATTTAATGGGTGTTTTAAGATGTTTAAGAGCTTTAGTGGGGTTGTGTAGTATGATACCTTTAAATCGTTTAAAATTAACTTAAAACTAAAATTATAAAAAAATGGAAACTTTAAAAAATATAGTAAAAAGCAAGAAGTTCTGGTACGCATTTGCAATGTTTATTTTTATAAACTGCTCAAGCACATTTGGAATTTCAGAAGGTGAAATGTCTAACTTAATATTAGTTGGGATTGCACTTATTATATCACAAGGAATAGCAGATAAGAAATGAAACTAGATCCAAGTACAAAAATAAACCTAGATATTAAGACTATTATAATAATTTGTTCTTTTATTATTACTTGTTCAGGTATGTGGTATGGTCTTCAAGCAGAGATAGCTGAAGCAAAAGAATTACCAGTTTTACCAATTAGTGAGGGTGAAATAATTTTAAAAGATTTACTAATTCGTGAAACCATAATGAATAATGCAAAACGATTAGAGAAGATTGAACAGAAGATTGACAAAATAGACGAGAAATTATATGACCTTAATCGTTAAGATGAAAAGGAATATAAGTACTTTTTTATATGTCTTATTAATGGTATTATTTTTATGCTTGGGGTGTTGTTATTCTCAAGTATCAATTATTCAATTTAATAGTAATTGGAATAGCAAAAACACATTTGATATTTCTATTTTAAAAGATTGTGAAAAGTCGGTTATTATTATATGCGACCACCCAGAATTACAAAAAAAATATAACATTAAATCTGTGCCTACGATAATAGTATTTAATGACACCATTGAGGTAATCAGGTTTGAGGCGAATATATTAATGCAACTCACTTATACAACAAAAGATATACAAAAAGAAATAGATAAAATTTATTTAGCACAGATTGAATAATGAGATTGTCCAAGAATTTTACATTGCACGAAATGTGTTACAGCGGAACGGCATTAAGACTTGGATTGGATAATAAACCAACAAAAGAAGGAATATATAAACTGACCTTGTTAGCCACTTTGTTACAAAGCATCAGAAATAAAATTGGTGCATTAAGAATAACTAGTGGCTACAGGTCTCCTGAATTAAATAAGGCTATTGGGGGCAGTTTCAGTATTGATAAAGAGGGGAATTATATACCAAAATCACAACACTGTAGATATGAAGCGGTGGACTTACAATATTTTAAAGGGGGGCAAATGGACAACCTAATGATTTACCAAACACTTATAGATTTAGACCTAGATTTTGATCAATGTATACTGGAATTTGGAAATGGATCTAAAGACATAGACCCTACTAATCCTTCTTGGATACATTTAAGTTGGAAAATATCTGACAATAGAAAAGAAGTATTAGTAGCATATAAAGATGGT